TCTTTTGTTTGAATAGTCCCTTTTTGCGTTGGAGGTTTATTGCCACCATTATTTTTATTAAATAATTCATAACCTAAATTACGATATTTTTTTATGTATAATGCTTCTATATTTTCTGCTTCACTTTTATTTTCAATCATACTTTCTAAAATTAAAACATCGGGTTTATATCCTTGTTTTTTTAATTCAGTTATATAATTATTTTTTAACTCATGATTTTCTGTACAATTAAAATGTTTACATAATCTTTGAGATAATCTTGAAGTTTCGCCTACATAAAAAGGAACTTTTGTTATTGGATTAACCAATGCATATACCATGTGTGTTTTCATGATACAAATATACAAAATATTAATCAATGTAGACATATTATTTTATTTTTTTTACTAATTCTTGGACAAAGATATGCCTACAAAAAGGAAGGTTAACATCTTTAATTGGGTCATGGTAAAAACCACCTCTTCGCCTGAAAGCATCATAGTTAGGTATTCCATATATCGCCCCTAATTCTTGACCAATTTTATCTATATCATCCTTTGAAAAATAACGTGGATTTGCCATCATTGCTTCACAAAAAGGTCTACTTGTTCCACCTTTAACTAATGCAGGCGCATCGGGTCTTAAAACGTATCTATAACGGATATATAATTCTTGAAAACTTGGTACTACTTTTCTTGCGCCCGACCTTGTTAAACTTATCTTGCCTTCGCTGTCCAAATCAATCAAACCTTCATCTCCTAATGCTGTCAAACTTTCAATGATTGAAGTCTTATCTGTCTTTAAAATCTTAGTTAAATCTTCAATCGTGATATTAGGTGTTTTTTGAATCAAATCTAACACTCCATTATCTTGTTTAGTCAATGCAAATTGCTGCGTACTAAACATAAATTTCTTATGCTTAATGCTTACAAAATTCTCAATAGGCTCTCCATACTTTGAAAAGATACTAAAGTCTAAATCATCATCTGCTATTTCATCATGTTCACACTTTGAGAATTGCGCTGTTGTATCTGTTGGAAGAACTGCATCGGCTGCTAATGGTGGCTTATTAACTATACCTCTAATCTCATCTTGACTTAATGATGCTAATACCTTATTTGCAACAAGTGGACTTAATGAATTTAAGGCATCGCTAATAGTTGAATTAACATTAGTTTGAATGTCTAATGGTTTTCTACCTATGATCTCCCTCATTTCATCCTTAGTTAGAATAGTCATTAAAGTTTGTTCGCTAAAACTTGGCATGATAGGCTCTAATGCTTTTATTTTTAGCTTGCCTTTAACCGGAGAGAATAGATTATAAATTTCTTCTTGTACTCTTTGTTTTGGATTAACGTATGTGTTAGCGAATAGATTGTAAGCACTCACTAATTCATTTGCATTATTTCCTAATCCTGCATTTTCTCTTATTCCAAATAAAAGTGGAGATGTAATTTTATGTCCAGTGAATATTTCTTGTTGAATTGTATCGTTTAATGCTTCGTACTTCTTGTCAAAATCTCCTGCTGCAAGGTCTAATATTTCAGGTACTCTATTCGGGTCATCTACGAAATCAATTACTATACTACCTGCATTGTCTGTTGGTGTGAACTTAGCTTTTAACTTGCGTTCCGTTGACTTCATTTCTTCATCACTCGGTACACCGTTCTTGAACACAATCATTTTAGAACCTTTGAAACTATTTTGTATTTCGGCTCTATGAAAATTTGCTATTTCAGCATCAGTAATAATTGCAGGTATTGCACCAATGTATTCCGGTAATGTATAAGTATTGATGTTAGGTCGATACGATTTGTAATAGTATATGCTTTCTTTTGGTAGCTTGTTTTTAGTTGGGTCAAATGGTGGAAGTGTCGTGTATTCATCTTCTTTGATGTTAGTATTCTCGCCACCATCATTATTTAACCATTTATCACTTATATAGAACTCGCTGTTATCCTCTGTGCTTCGTACATCGCAATAATTAACGTGATAAATTTCTGATATTGCACCTTTCTTGTCGCTTACAATTTTAAGGTAACAACCTCCAAATATTTCACAATCTAAATCGGTCTTGTTTAATAAGTCTTTTAGTGTTTCGTATGGATTAGGATTTTCAATAAATGCTTTCAATGCAACTACTTCCTCTCCTTCCATTCCTAACTCATCAAACATCCACCCTTGCCCAGTTATGTATTGCTGCTTGCTTGTTAATATTGCGTTATGCTTTGCGCTGCGATTAAATAATGTAAGTAGAAAGTTAGGGTAGTTATTGTTCTCTCCATACTTAACATACTTTAATTTCTGCGAAGACTTAGGCTCAACAAATGTCGGTACTTTATCATTCGTAAATTTAAGCACCATTACACTCGGATTATATTCTTTTTTATCTGTCATTTATTGTGGTGTGTAAACAAAGGTAGTTGAATCGGTTGGATTATATTCTGTGTTATTTTGAGCAGTTGGAATGTACCAAAGTAAACCAGTTTCTAATTGCCCTAATGTTGAATTAGTTGCTTGCTCTGCATCGGTTAAAACATCATATTGTTCTGTTGTTAATGTGGTTTCAAATATAACATAAGTATAGAATCCGCTATAAGGTAAGTATAAATGTTTGCTTATTCCTTTATTTATATTATCAGGGTCTAAAGTTATTCTGAGTGTGTTATACCTTTCTTTGAATTGACTTGTATCTCCAAACAATATACAATATGAAATATCGTTTGTGACTTGGTTTGTACATTCCATCAAATAATAATCACTTGTTCCGACTTTATTCTCGGTTAAAGTCACATAAATATTTTGGTTTGTGTCTTGGTTAATTCTTATCACTACCTATATATATAAGTGTTTGAAAATTTTGCTAAAAAAAAACCACCTCAATAAATGAAGTGGTTTTAATTTTATAAAAAAAATAAGTAATTAAGATTGTAATCCTGCGATAATACTCGAACTAACTTCGTTTGCTAATGCTTTCTCCATTCCTGTAAAGGTCAAGATGTAACCATTAAATTCATTCATCGCTGCTCCACTCGCTGCGCTACCTGCGGTTACTTCAACACCATTCTCTTTTCCAAATAAAAAGTATTGACCTGATTTAGTTTCTACTATAACTGAACATCTGTTTTGAATCAAAGTCTGTAATTGAAATTGAGTTACATAAGCCAACTTCGTAAAGTTAGTATTTATGGTTTGCTCAAATGCAACCGTTCCCAATGCGGCATCTGCCATTATGTTTTGAGTAAAATCGTTTTTGGCTCTTGGTAACAAAGCATATTTGTAAAACTTTGTTCCACCTGTCTTAGTGATTGCTGTCACAAATCCACTTGCATTTTCTGTTACCGCTGTAACATTTGCAAGTTCTGTAATGTAAATATTTTTGATACCTCCTACTGCATCGCGGCAGTCAAGAGCGTATGAACTAACTATTGCACATGGCATATTTTGTTTTCTCCTTTTAAGTTTAAAAAGGGGGCTATTAACCCCCTTAAATTATAATGTGAATCTTACTACCTCTGTTGGTTGTGAAATTTGAGTTCCTAATTTGAACTTCATTCTCATAAATACTGAATCGTAATCTTGAGAGTACCACATTTTCATTTCATCTTCTTCACTTTCTAAGTCACAACCTAAGAACATATTTGAAGTTCTTAAAGCGTATGCCTTATTAGTTCCATTCAATCCTGGTACTGGGACAATCTTTACATTTGTTCCCATTAGGAAGTACTCGCCTGTTGCATCTGTGTTAATGTAGTTGTTTACATTGAACGCTGCATTTGAATTAACTAATGCACTTTGATACAATCTTGAGAAGTCTTGACCTACGAATATTCTTAAATCTTCTTTATCTAAAATTTGAGCAGGAATAGCTTGGTAAATACCTTGCATTACTGATATAATGTTTGATACGGTTACTGCTGTTACAGGTGACATAAATGCTGATGCGTTTGCATCAATCTTTCCTGTTGATGCTCTGATAACTTCAATCAAACCATCAAATTTGTTTGTGTAATCAACAGCAGTTCCATTCAATATTGATTGCCATAATGCAATCTCTACTTTCTCACCTTGTGAACCCATAATATAGTTCATAAATGCTTCATCAATTCCACCCGGTAACGATTCATAGTTTGAACCTGGTGATAATAA